TTTTATTTTTATAAAATGTACCAGGATTAGTTGGGTCAGGATATTTTTCTTGTTCATCCTCAGGTATAGGAATTGCTTTAACTACTGTCCACCCCCAATTATTTGTATTTTTAATGGGTTCTGGAAAAACCATACCTTGTTCAGGCATTGTAATTGCTGTGGGGAACCAAGCTAACTTTTCTCCACCTCCAGGAGGTATAAGATCTAATCTTAAATCTTTAATCATGTCTGCTGTTAATTCTAGGGTTTGTTTTAATCCTTCACTATCTAAAGTCATTGTAGTATTTGAAGTATAACCACTAGTCATACAAAGCCATGTTTTTACTGGTCCATCTTGTGTTTGAAATTCTGATTCATAACATGCATCGCTATTACAAACGGGGCTATTTACTAATTTGTCTTGTGTCATTTCCATTATGCTTCTATTTTTTTAAGTTTTGGTAATTTTAATTTTGGTAATTCAGTTTTGACTGTTTTTTTCTTTAATTTAGGTAAATTTAAAGTTTGCATTTTTGGTGCTGCTTCTACTTTAGGCATAAGTTTACTAATTTTATTAACCATTATACCTAAAGACCAATTATCTTTTAAATATTGTGTTTGTTTACGTGAATTTTCCCAATATTTTTTATAATGTTTAAATACATCTTTCATAGCTCTAGTTGCAATATCAGTATTAATATTAAACCATTGTGATTCTTTCAATAAAAATTGATTTGCAGCTGATTCATGTATATTTTTAAGTTCACCACCAATTAATATATTATAATCTGGATGTAAAAAATCAGTATGTCCACTCCAATTTGTTGTTATTACTGGTTTTCCTGTAATTGCTGCTTCAGCTAATGGTCTACCATAACCTTCACCTTTTGTAAACGATACAAATGCTTTTACTTTATTATCATTATTTAACTGATTCATTTCATCATCTGTCATTTCGCCATGTAAAAGATACACATTTGGAAGATTTCCTGCAGTTTTATCTTTTATTCTATTAATATCTTTTAATACTCCTTCTCTATCAAGTAAAGAATAATTAACTCTGTTAGTTTTTAAAATTAATGCTGGTTTTTTTCTTCCTGGTCCTTTAAAAGTTTCTAGAAATGTTTTAATTAATAAAGCTGTGTTTTTTCTATCTTCTCCAAAATTTCCATTTAACCAATGTCCTGTATAAAGGAAACAAAAATCTTCTTTTACATCTTTAAGTAGTCCTGAGTTTTGGGGGTTTTTATTGTATTTGTTTATATCTAAACCTTCAAATAAAACTTCTATTGGTTTTTCTAGTTTAACTGTTTTTTGAATTTGATCTGTTTTTTTATCTCTTTTTTCAAATTGAGAAGCTAAAGCAACTTGTTTAGAATGTTCTGAACTTACTAAATTTAAATCCATTCTATTACTACCTTCTATAAACTCAGCGGGATAAATAGTTGATTCAATTCCTGCTGATATTCCAATATTAAATTTACCTACTTGTTGAAATTCATTTGGTACTGTTATTTGCATCCAAATATCAGGTTGTTGTTTTATCTCAAAAATAAAACGTTGTCTTAAAGGATCTTCCTGTGATAAAAAATTAAAGGGAGTATCACCCCATCTTTGAGGCATAATTTTAATATCCCATTCTTTTCCTTTTGATTCTATAAGGCCTCTTACAAAATCTCTTGATCTTGCTCCATAACCTGAAAATGTGTCAATTGGACACGATACTATACATATTGGTTTCATATTGATTGTATTTCTTTTAAAAATTCTGGTGTTAAACTTAAAGGTACAGGGTTATAATTATTTAATTTTGTATTATCATCTACTTTAGTAACTGTAAATCTAGGTTGTGGTTTCCACTCTTTAAATAGTTTATTAATATTATTTATAAATCCTTGACCCATACCCCTTGCTGTAAAATTTGATTCGTCTGATAATACCCATTTTCTGCCCGCTAATCCTCTTTTTTCTCTTTCTTTAGGATCCATTTTATAAACTTTCATTAGTGCAATCGCAGCATCTTCAACTGAACATTGTGTTGCAAAAATATAAGGTGTTAAAGGTGAACCTTTTACTGAACGTGTTTTTGGAAATATCGGCATTGCCCATTCACCACATTTCTTATATTTACCATCTGCATTTGATGGGTGTTCTGTTGAAAAATCAATCCAATCACCGTTTTCATCTTCAAAACGCATTTGATCTTGCATACCACCTTGTACTGGTGCTATGATCATTCTACCTGCTGTTAAAGATTCTGTTAAACCTAATCCCCAACCTTCATTGTCTGTCATAAACATATGAGCATCTGAACAATTGTATAAATAATTTAAATGTTTTTCATCAAAACGTTCATGTATTATTTTTACTTTATGAATTTCAGGGTCACATAAACTATCAATTACAGCGGGTAAATCTGTTCCATGATCGAACACCGGTTCTGTTTTCATTAAAAGCATACATTTTTTAGCTTTTTCAACAGGTAATTGATCTAAAAAAGTTCTCCATGCTAAAATAATGTCCGATGGATTTTTTCTTCTAATATTTCTTGAATTCCAAAGTACTACAAAATCTAATTCTTCTTCACCAATAATTTTTTCTTTAAATGCTTCAAATTCTAAATCATTTATAATAGGAAAAAATTTCTTTTCATCTATACCATGAGGAACATATTGTACTGCCCAATCTTCTTTTTTATGGTCTCTAAGTACATTTTTTACTAAGTTTTTAGTTTGTTTAGAAATACAAAGTAATTGATCATCAGAACGGTAAAATTCTCTATTCCACATTGGATAAGGTAAATCATCCCAAATAGTATAAAATATCATTGGCATTTTTTGGCGAATTTCATTTTCCATTTGATATAACCACATCCAATAACGAGGATCTGTAAAATGTACTATTGCGTCTGGTTTTTCTTGATTTATTACAGCTCTTAGTATATTAGGATCTCCATAACCATTACAAGCTATAACTTTAACATCTGCATCGGGTATTCCCGTTGTTTTGTTTATTTCCTCTGATAAATCAAATCCTTGACCCGCTTCTGGGTGTTTAACTGCTCCTCCTAAATTACACCAATTAAAATGATGTGATGAATTTAATATAATTTCTTTTGCCATATTTCCTACACCAGAATGTGTACGAATATCATCAGAAAGCATTAAGATTTTTTTACGTTGATCCCTTGGGATATAACCTTCTTTCATATAACCTTTATTTTTTAAATTTATAAACTACCGCTAATCGTTAAGTCGGTATGATTGTGTAATTTCTTTCGAAATTCTTCGTCTGTTAAATACAGATGTACTGCTCTGTTTGCTAACTTTTGTAAGTTAAATTTGTGCCTAATTGATGAGATTTTAAAATCTTCAAACAAATGATCTACTAATTTTACACTTGTTAACTTTAAATTATTTTTTGCCATGATATTTTTATTGTATATTCACATATACATATATAACTAATTAAAAAACCTATAATTTTCCTGATCTTTTTGCGTGTTTTATTGCTTCTTTTATTTTTGGGTGGTTTAGTATAGGATTATCTTTATATATTATAACTTCTTTTGTAACTTCAACCGGTACTTCAACTATTTTTTCAACTTCAACTTCTTTTGTAATAATTTTTTCTCCATAAACCTCGTAATCTTTAGGATCTCTTGCAACTCCTTTTACTTGTGCAAAAGCCATGTTAGCTGCAACAACCATTGCAATAGCAAGTGGGTCAAATACAAATATAATTAATATCATAAACCAATTAACTATTGTGGCCATTGGTTGACCTGTTAATTCAGCCATATATTTAAGTGGTCCAAGTTCTCGCGCAGATTCGTTGTTTATTTGCGCGTCTAAAATTCTTCCATCGAGTACTGCGATTGAATCTGTTACTGCGTTTAATCGCAGATCTGCACGATCTCGCTCTGCCGTCGATGTTTTTAATTCAGATTGGAGCGCGCGCCTTGCTGACGAAGATGATGTTGTAATTAATTGTCCTGATTCTTTGTCTATATACTGTACTTGGGCAGGGTTAGATAAAGCTATTCTTAAATCTGAAATTGACTTTACAAGTGCTGCTTTTTCAATTTTAAGGTCACTTTTTTGTTCTTCAAACCTTACTTGTTTTTGTTCAATGACAGCTACTTGTTTGTCTAAAAATTCTGATTGTGTGGATGTTTCTTGATAAGCACCTGATAAAAATCCATAAATACCACCTGATGTAATGACTATTAAAATGAAACAAGCTATTACAAAGTATGCTCTAAGTATTTTATTAATTGTGCCCCAATATTGATATAATAAAGAAGCTATAACCAATTTAGCAACTTCTAAGGCACCTGCCATTATTATTACTTCTGTGCTAGCTCCTGCGAATAATTTACTTAATCCAAAGACTGAGTAAAAAGCAGCTGAGGCAGACACAGATAGCGCTGAAAGCGCTATTATGATTGGAAATATACGTTCTTTCATTAATTAATCGTAAATTTACTTACTCCTTTTTTAGGTGGTCGACATGTTTGACACCACTTAGAAGTACATTTCTTTGTATTTGCTAGGATAGTATCTATCTTATCTGTGTCATAAATATGAGTTCCTTCAACAAATACATCTTCTATGAATAATCTCATATTTTTGACCATTTTATTTTGAGTTGTTTTACCACTTGATGGTTCAAATTTCTGAATACGGGACTTCATTATTGGGTATTTTGGGTTGTCTGGTATTTTACGTTTTACAATAAAATATCTAACATCAATATTTTCTATAGGAACATCATATTGTTCTGCGAAATATTTTTTATACATCACCATTTGAGATGTTTTTACCTTATTATTTTTATCATATTTAGTCCAACCACGAGTTGATGTTTTGATGTCCCAAATAACTACTCTGTGTAATGTTTCATCAAACATAACTAAATCTAATTTACCCATTAATTTAACATTTGGGTAATCTTCATGTGGTGCTAATAATACTGGCATTTCAATACCTAACAATTTCCAACCATGTTTTTGAAAATGTTCTTGTCTGTGACGTAAGAAAAAATCAATAATGTTTAAACCATCATTTGTAAATTCGATTAATTCTTTTTGAGTAGCAAAATGTTCACCTCCTACTTTTTCAACATCACCTTTATATAACGACATAAATCGTTCTTGAAAGTCTGCATGTGCGTCAAATTCGTCTGCATGTTGTTGACCTTTATTGTACATTAACTCCATATACTCTTGGAGTGTTTCATGCATTGCAGTACCAAACGAAAAGTAAATGTTTGGTGGTGTTTTGATTTTATCAATGTACATTTGGGCCCATCTGTGAGGACATTCCATCCAAGCGGATAATTGTGTGTAACTGATGTTTTTTTCTGTGTTAAAGTCCATTTCTGGAACCACAGTTTTCTGGATGTTTTCTATTATATTCATACCGTCAAGATACGAAAAATATTTCAGGTATCCAAGTTTTATTTGAATTTCTTTTGAGAAACTATTTGAGCTATTATGCCATAAACTGACAAGTCTTGAAATGTATCTAAAGATGATTCACCTACAGTATCTGGTTCTCCATTTACTACTAATTGTCTTAAACGTTGAACTTTATCATTCATTCTAAACCACAAACCTGTTAATGCTAATTTAACATCGCTGTCTGTGTCTAAATTTGTACCTACATTAATGTTACCAGTACCATAATTACGATGTTTTTTACAAAATAGAATATATTGTTCCATCATGATTTTTTTATATTCTTGGGTCATTTCAGTGTAATTATCTTCACACCATTTTACTGCTTCTTCGTCTTTTTTTGAAAATTCCATTAGTCGTTTAATTGTTGTTGTTTGTTAAACATACTAGATTCATCATGATATTGTTTTAATGTGTCTAATTTGTCTCTTGATTCTGTTAGTTTGTCTAATGCTTTTAAAGCTTCTGCTAGGAAATGTTCTGATGTGTGTTCGCCAATTGCAGTGCCTTTAAAAAAACACATATCTAATGTTAATAATGCTTCATTAATTTTTGCTTCACATTCACTTTTAAGTGCGTTGTATAGTCTTTCTTGATGGTTCATTTTTATAATTTTTTATTATTGATTTAATTGTCTTTTTGTCTAATATATTTAAATAATCGTATGCTTCTCTCGTACTAACTTTAAAATGCATAGCCAAATATTCTGCTTTTTCTTTGTCTTTTTTTGTTTTTTCTCCTTTAATCCATCTGTAAAAACGGAATTTAGTAGGTAAAAGTGAGAAATATAAATTAAATACTTCCTTTTGAGACAATACTTGATTCAAACCTGTGTAATTTTGAACCATATTTACTATGTTAAGATAATTAGGATTAAAACTTAATGTTTTGTTTATTATAAAAACATTAAATGATTTTTTTTCTTCATCATTAAAGTCTTCCCAACGTCTTTTTTTAGTATGTAGATTTTTGACGTGTTCAAATGGGTTCATTATTCTTTTGGTAAAAATCCAGGGTTAACATGACCACATTTTGCACAAGCAAATGCTTGTATAGGGATCATAGATTCTTTACCTGCCGGGGATAATAATGCAGATAATTTACGCATTTTAAATACTTGTACGAATGTATCATTTTCGCATTTTTCACAAACTTCAGATGTTGTTTGACTGAAGTCTATATTCATTTGGGGTTGTTGTTCTTGGTTCATTTTTATTTATAATTTTAATAATTTATTTAACATTGCAGCTATGCAAATTTCTTTTTCTAGCACAAATGTATATTCATATTGATATTTAGCTATAATTAATATTGCTTCACCTTCATTGTTACCAAATAATGCAGAGGATTTATCATAAATATATTTAAATAAATCGTCAAATTCTCTTGCTCCTGAATCTGCTAATATTTGTCTAATTTCTGATAATTTAGCTTTTCTAATTAATGCGTCAACTACTAAACCACCTAATTGTGTGTTTTTTAGTGAGTTATTGTCAATTTTAAGTTCACCATCAACGATAGAACCTTGTATTGTATTAACTATCTTTCTAATGTCAGGGTAGTGGGTGTCTATAACAGAAATTACTGCTTCACTGTTGATTTTAACATCTTCATTTACCATTATACGACATGTTAAATCTGTTACTACCTCTTTTGAAGGTGGTGTGATTTCAAATGTTTGACATCTACTCTGTAATGGTGAAATTATACGTTCAAGATAATTACAAGTAAATATAAAACGAGTTGTTGCACTACAAGCTTCAATTGTGTTACGTAAGGTTGCTTGTGCTTGTGGTGTAATGTAATCTGCTTCATCTAATATAACAATTTTAACATCATTAAAACTCATACTTGAAGCAAATGGTATGATTTTATCTCTAATTGTGTCTATACCTCTTTCATCACTAGCATTAATATATAATAAATCGCAATTTAAATTTTTAGCAATTAATTTAGCTAATGTAGTTTTACCTG